TTTAATGTTATATTATTATCTGTCTTTCAAAACTCTAGCATACATAACAGAGAACAAGTTGTACAGGCACTTATGGAAGGTATGCAGCCTAATCCTGAAGAACAACAGATGCAGCAGATGGCTCAACAGCTACAACTACAGAAGCTACAGGCAGATATATCTAAGACTCAAGCAGAAGCTCAAGAAGAATCAACTAAAGCAATGTTAAACGCAGCCCAAGCAGGCTCAGAACAGCCTAGTGAACTTAAGATACAAGAGAAGTTCCTTAAACTACAGAAAGATTTAGCTTCTATTGATAAGATGAGAGCAGACACAGAAAACAAAGATAGTGAAACTATGAGAAACATACCTGAAATAGAACACTTACAATCAGAAACACTATTAAACATAGCATCAGCAAAAGAAAAGTTACAAGGGTAATATATGGCTAAGACAGCAGCGTGGCAACGCAAAGAGGGTAAGAATCCTAAAGGCGGATTAAATGCTAAAGGAAGAGCTTCTTATAATAAAGAGACTGGTGGTAATTTAAAAGCACCACAAGGAAGCGGAACTGATAGTAGGCGTGTATCTTTTGCTTGTAGGTTTGCAGGTATGGCTGGTCCTATGATAGATGCTAAAGGTAAACCTACCCGTAAAGCATTAGCATTAAAGAAATGGGGCTTTAGCTCCGAAGCAGCAGCTAGAAATTTTTGTAATACACATAAAAAATCTTAATGCCAAAAGATAACGAAGAATTTTATAGAGATAGAATAGAGCTTTTAGAAACTGAAGGATGGGCAGACTTAATTGAAGAATTAAAAATAATGTCCGAATCAGTCAAAAGATTAGATTCTATTGATAATGAAAAAGACCTGTGGTTTGCCAGAGGTCAGTTGTCAATTCTAAGACAGATGATTGTTTTAGATGACGCAACAAAAGCAGCGATGACAGAACTAGACAACTAGCGTCATCTTTTTACAACTTCATAACCCCAAGGGGGCGGAGACAATGATATGAGCAATATAGTAGTAGACCCTGCAGAAGAATCAGCAGATGTAGAAGTAGAAAACACAGTAGAACCTGAAGAAACCCTAGAGGCTGGGGAAGCAGAAACACAAGAACCTGCTTTTGAAGTCCCGGATAAATTCTCTGGTAAGAGTGTAGAGGATATAGTTAAGAGTTATCAGAACTTAGAACAAGAGCTTGGTCGTAAAAGCCAAGAGATTGGAGAGTTAAGAAACTTATCAGACAGTTTCCTTAAAGCTGAAATATCTAGAAACGAACCGCAGACAAGTCAAGCGACAGAAAACTCAAACAACGAAACAGAAGAAGATTTCTTTGAAGACCCCAGTAAAGCGGTCAATTCTTTAATAGAAAAACATCCGAGGTTTCAGGAGTTCCAAGAATTCCAAGCTAGGCAACAACAAGATACTAGCAAGGCACAATTGGAACAGTCTCATCCAGACTATGTAGACATCGTACAAGATACAGGTTTTCAAGATTGGGTTAAGGCTAGTAAATTTAGAGTAAACTTATTTGAAGAAGCGGACAAGTATAACTATGATGCAGCAGATGAGTTGTTGACGCACTGGAAAGAGCGTTCAATGATTGATAAAACTGCAGAGGTTAAACAAGAACAAGCAGCTACAAGAAAGAAAGCACTAAAAGCTAGTAAGACTGAATCGAGAAGTTCAACTGAATCTTTAGCAGGTAAGAAAACATATCGAAGGGCAGACCTAATCCGTCTGAAAGCAACAGACCCTAATAGATATGCAGACTTAGCTGATGAAATATACGAAGCCTACGCTGAAGGAAGAGTCAAATAATTTGATAATACTATAACAGGAGTACAGTAATGGCAAAAGGTATAATTGGTACAACCAATAACCAAACGGTTACTACGGGTGCACAGTTCATTCCAGAAATCTGGTCTGATGAAACTATTGCAGCGTATAAATCGAACCTTGTAGTTGCTAATTTAGTTACTCGCTTGAATCATAAAGGTAAGAAAGGTGACACAATTCACATTCCAACACCGGTTCGTGGTTCTGCGACAATTAAAGCAGCAAATACAAAAGTAACAATTCAGGGTGACACTCATAATACTACCAATCTTTCGATTGATAAGCACTATGAATACTCTGTCTTAATTGAAGATATAGCAGAAGTACAAGCGTTGAGCTCTCTAAGAAAGTTCTACACTGACGATGCCGGCTATGCGTTGGCTAAGCAAGTGGACAATGACTTAGCTACATTATTTGAAGTTTTTTCAAATGATGCAGCAAATCCCGGAGTTGTAGGTGGTACTGCTGCATCAATGTATGAGAAAGCAGTAATTGGTAGCACAGGTTCAACGCTGTATACTGGTAACTCTTCTAACGCAGCAGACATTTCAGACGCTGGTATTAGAGCTATGCTTTTAAGACTTGACGATGTAGATGTACCAATGGACAATCGTTCTATGGTTATTCCACCAGTTGCAGCTAACGATATGTTAGGTATTGCAAGATTCACTGAGCAACAGTTCATTGGTTCTGGCGATGCAATTAAGACTGGTAAAATTGGACAGATTTATGGTGTAGATATTTATATCTCATCTAACTGCCCAACTGCTACCGGCACTGACAGAGTTGGTGCTATGTTCCACAAAGATGCTTTAGCATTAGCTGAGCAAGTGGGCGTTCGTAGCCAGACACAGTACAAGCAGGAATTCTTAGGTGACTTGTTCACTTCAGATACTATTTATGGTGTAGGAACATTACGCCATACTGCTGGTGTTGCGTTTGTAGTACCGGGCTCATAAGTTAATTGAGCTGTAGCCCCTTCTAACGAGGGGGTTATTCTAAATTAATTAGGAGTTATTATGCCTATTTACGATTTTGAATGTAAGAATAACCACATTACTGAAATAGTAGTTTCTTATGACAAACGAAAAAAACCACAAGTTTGTGATGAGTGTGGAGAGCCTTCTCACTATCAACTAAGTTTTTGTACTAATTTTCAATATGGGAGTAACTACAGTTCTTTTGCTGCAGATAATCACAAATGGAATCTTAGAGAAAATCACAGAAAAAAACATATGGTAAAGAATGAATCTTTAACGGGATAATATGGCTATTAAAAGAAAACATCTTAGTTTATTTGAAGACTCTTCTAACAATTTAGAGTTAGATTTATTTAAGAAAAAGATTAAAAAACTATATGATGAAATCTTAGAGCGTACCTATAAGATAGAAAATCCTGGGGCTAGTCCTGAAGAGGTAGCAGCTTATGTAGAAGAAAATGGTTTAGAGTTTCCTGATGATAGTATAAATGAAGAAACTGACGAAGTAGACAATCTAATGGATATGCTAGATAATATGACTGAAGACCAAGATATGTTAGAGCCTGTTAAAGATTTATCTACAGAAAACAAATCTAAAGAATATAGTGGTACAGAGCCTTCTTCTAAGTCTCACGAAGCAGGTCTTAAAGTAGAGACAACAGAATATAAAGATAGGATGGGAGGATTGTTTAGTGTCAAAGCAGACGAAAGAAAAAGAACAGCTACTAAAGCACCTCAGATTCCTACCAGCAAGCGTATTGAAAGAAATACTGCCGATGCTCACAAAATAGCTTTTGCTCCTTTAGTAGAAAAGTTTAAAGACGAGCTTAGAAGTTTATCGGAAAGACAAACAGCAGGTGTTAAACAATTTAGAGAGAGGATATAATGCCTAAAAAATTTGGATGGAAACAGAAAAAAACTATTGCTATGTATTTAAACAGAAGGCAATGGAATGAAGAATTTAATCCTGATTTTTCTACTGTTTCAGAAATTCAAACTGAAAATGGTTACTACTTAGTTAGAGAATCTTCAGTTTCAGGAACACCAACATACATTATTACGGAGTAAAGTAAATGGCAACAGTTAAAGTATCAGCACTAGCGGAAACTACCTCACCTCAAGCTAATGATGAGTTATTAATTAATCAGAGTGGTACAAGTAAAAAGGTTAAGATTACTAATCTTCCAGCAAGTACACCGGGTACTGGTTCTATTTCAACAGCTATGATTGCAGATGATGCTGTTACTGAGGCTAAACTAGCTAATGCGATTAACACAGCTATTGCTGCTAACACCGCTAAGACATCTAATGCTACACATACTGGCGATGTCACAGGAG